CCAGACGCAGATCAACACGCAAACCGGCACGCTTTACACAATTGCCCTGGCAGACGTGTCGAACCTTGTGGCTATGAACGCCAGCGTTCTCAACACTGTTCGCATCCCCACAAATGCTACCACGCCGTTTGCGATAGGTGATACTATTTCGGTGGTGCAGTATGGCGTCGGCCAGACAAATATCACTGGTGATGTTGGCGTGACTATCAACTCCGTCGGCGGGCTGGCGACCATTAACGGTCAATACGCGACCGTAACCATGACCAAGACTGGCGCTGATACCTGGCTTCTTTCCGGCAACTTGGTATAAGGGGCAGGCGCATGAGGCCCCTGCAATATTACGGAATCATCCCGTCCGCCAAGATACCGTTAAAGCCCGACATTCACTATGACGTGTCGGTGCTTTCCGGTGTGGCGAACGGCACCGTTGTCTCCACTCTGCCGGAGCCAAGCTGGCCCCTGAGCGTGCAAATGCCCCCGACTGGCCTTGGGCCGGTTGGGCCAACTTTCTTCAACTCCGGCGCGAACACGATTAACGGCCACCCGGCCCTGTATTACGCTCAAAATGCGTTGGTGAATCTAATGTCTCAGCCGATAACCGATCTGGTCGGGACTGATTATTCGATCTACGCTGTATTCGAGGTTCCAACTGCGGGCGTGAACACCGACGATACCCTTGTGTTGCTGGACGCAGGGCTTAATTCCAACGGCCAGCTGATTGTCACAGGCAACAGCCCGTTCAGCTCCATAACCCACGGCCTGCGAGTAACGGTAGGCGGCCCTGGCGCTCCATATGTGCGCGTTGACGACGTGGGGCTGCACAAGCAATTCTTGTTCTCGCTGCGCGTTGACCGCACCCTTGGAGGCAAGATCGAGACGGTAGGATTTGACCTTCCAGAGATTCATGTCGCATCGCTTGCTTTCGTGCATGGCGGCACGGCTCCATATTTGGAGTATTCCGTTGCTCCGCGCCTGTCTTTCGGCAGCGACTCCAGCGGCTCCCTGCGGCACGACTACAAGTTTGGCGAGTCGCTGATCTTCAAGAAATACATCAACGACATTCAGCACCTAGACATTATGTCGTCGCTTCTTGCCAAGTGGCGATAGCCTGATCGGGGTTGCCAAAGTGGCATAGCGGCACCATATCTAGTGCATGACGTGCCAGACGATTGACCAGATACGCTCGCAACTGCGCCCTGCCTCTTTTGGCGGGGTGTCTTTCCATGTCGATTCAACGAGCGAGGATTACGGCCACAGAATCGTCGTCCATGAATTTCCGATGGCGGACGTTCACTTCTCCGAGCCGTTGGGGAAGAAGGCCCGAAAAATTCGGATCGAGGGCTACATTACGGGCGCCAACTGGCTGGCCCAGCGCGATAGGCTTGTTGACGCTGCCGAAAGCGGCGCCACAAAAAGCCTACAACACCCTTTCTATCAGCGAGTCATACTCGCAAAATGCCTGTCAATCAGCGTTAATGAAAGTCGATCCGAGCTTGGCATTGTTAAGTTTTCAATGGAGCTGGTCGAGGAAGCCTCGATCCAGCCGCTACTTGGGGCGGATTTTGTCCTGGCGTTCGTGCAGTCTGCGCTGGACGGCCTGGTTGAGACGGCGATACAGGATTTTGATGCTGCATTTGTGGCTGGCCTGTTTGATGATTCCGTTCGAGTGAGCGCCATAGACAAAATCCACGGCTGGGCCGAGGCCATAGACGGCGCGCGGATCGTGACCGCGGCCACAGACGGCTCTGCGCTGGCATCGGCAATTTCCACCCTTTATAACGGCGCTGAGTCAATCGTTAGCGCCGGCTCTATCGCTGGATATATACAGCCCATCATTGACGCATGGCGCGGTGGAATTTCTGACTTCGCGGGCGCCGCGCAGGCCCTTGAGGGCATCATATGGACGGGCATGGACGACAGGGCCATAACATCGGCTTCCGCGTCGCTCGCCCGCAAATCGAAAAACTCCATCCTGATCGACTCGCTTTTTCGCCGCGCGTTCGGGGGGTTGTGGGCGGAAAACCTTGTTGCGCAAGACTTTGGCTCGCGCCGCAACGCCACCGTGGCGAGAAACACTCTCGTTCGGTGGATGGAGGCTGAGTCCTCGCGTATCGACCCGCGCACCGAGGCTGGTGTTTTTGAGTCGTTTGATCGATTCCGCTCAAAGGTTGTCAACGACATGGGAAAAAAGTGGACGGACTCAGCGCCGATTATTCACAAGGCGTTCAGGCGTCCCGTGTCCGCAATCAAGGTTGCAACGCAGGTTTATGCCGACCCGAATCGCGCACAAGACGTGTGGAAGCGCAACAACGCTACCCACCCCGCCCGCGTCGGCCCGCGCGTCGAGATGTTGGTGCGTTAAATGGGCATGACTCTGGTCGCAAATGGGCTGGAATACTCGGCCTGGGACTCTATTTCGGTGACGGCAAAAATGTCAGCCGCAGCTCGCAGCTTTTCGCTAAGTCTTGCGGAGTTTGACATTGGCACCCTCAAGGACAACTACTGGCTCGCGCCTGGCGATCACGTCAAGGTTTATGCCGACGGCATCAAGATTCTCGACGGGTATGTGAACAAGTATAAAACATCATTCAACGCCAGCGGGCACAGCATCACTATTAGCGGCAGGTCCAAAAGCCAAGACTCCGTGGACTCGTCGGCAACCCACCCGACTGGCCGCTTTGAGAACACCAGGTTGTCAGCCATTGCCAACACGCTGGCCGGCTCTGTTGGAAACAGCGTGTCTATCGACGTCACCGACCCGATGGTGGGAAAGTTTCAGGTCAACCAAGGCGAGACGATAACGTCCGCGATCGACCGCCTGGCTCGCGCCCACGGGCTTGTTCTAACGGGGCAGGCTGACGGGACCATGTTGCTCACAAAAGGGACGGACAAGAAGCGATACAAGATGCACATAGGCGAAGGCGTGCCGCCTGTTCTGTCCATGTCGGCGAGCATTTCGGACGCCAAACGATTCAGCAACTACACCTTCAAGTCTCAAATGTCCGGGTGGGAGCAGCGGTTCGGGACGGACGCCTCCGGCGCAATTGCCGAGGTTGCCGACAAGGCTGTGAAAAGATACCGGCCTATGGTGGCGGTAATGGAGGTCAGCGGGGGCAGCCAAGAGGCGGAAAAGCGAGCCGGGTGGCAGGCAGGCCGTGTGGCTGGGGCGAACACAAAAGTCGATGTTGTTTGCCAGGGGTTCACATTCGACGGTGCCCTATGGGAGCCGAACAAGCTGATCTATGTCAGATCAATCCTCGCAAAGATTGACGCGGAAATGCTGGTGTCCGAGTGCGTATATACTCAGTCTGGTGAGGGATCAAAAACATCAATGAAACTGGTGCCTCCTTCTGCAATGGGAGGTTCCGGCAAGTCGGCGTCCGGCAGCGGCGATGCCGCGTGGGGCGGCAAGAGGGAAGTTAAGATTCACCATCCGCCGTTCAAGCCGATACCAAGCGACAAGATATTTGGGCCAATATGATGATTGATGAACTCTATGAGCGGATAGCAAGGCTTGAAGCCGCCGTCGCGCAGCTCACGGCGCGCGCGTCCAACTCGGTATCTCGGGGGACCATGACCGCCGCCAATGACAGCGGGGGCATGCAGATGCACACCGTCAGCGGATACTACGGCGAAGAACTCGACAAGCTGCCTGTATGGCAACCATTCGGCCTATCCGCAACCTGCCCCGCCGGGGGTGATGCCCTTATTGCCTGCATAGGCGGAAACCGCGACGGCGCGCAGGTTGTTGCCGTGTCGCACCCGTCATACCGCCCCACAGGGACCGCGGAGGGCGAAACCGTCCTATATGACGCATACGGCCAGCGTGTTGCGCTGGGCGCGAGCGGAATCACGATCACTGACCGATATGGGAACAGCGTTTCGATGGGCGTGAGCGGGATTACCCTAACCGCAGCCAGGGTTGAGATACAGTCCGGCACGCTGACACACAACGGCACGAACATTGGCGCAACACACGTCCACAGCGGCGTTGTCGCCGGCGTCGGCAACACCGGAGGCCCGCAATGACACAAGTGACCTACGACCCGTGTGCTGAAAGCCCGCTGCTGCTTTGGGGCACGTCCTGGAACGAGGCATTGCAGGAATTTGACTGGCAGATTAGCGGCACGTCCCTCAAGGACGACGATCAACTTTTCAACGCCGTAATGCTCTGCCTGTTTACGGACAAGCGTGCCAGGGACGACGCGACTCTGCCAGGTGACGACGACGACCCGCGGGGGTGGTGGGGGAATTACGTTGACGTAGATTCCGCCGCCGGCGAACAAGAGCTTGGATCGCACCTGTGGCTATTCGAGCGAGTCGCAATGACAGACGAAAACCTAAAGGGGATCGAGGATGCCGTGCGGGACGCATTGCTGCCGCTTGTGAACAGCGGCATGGTGGCCAGCACGTCGGTTTCCGTCGAGTGGGACAAGCCAAGCGGGCGCGTGTCGATTGGCGTGCAGGCATATTCTCAAGAGGGCGAAAAAATGTTCGACCAAAGATACGCGCGTGTGTGGCAACAACTTTTCCCCAACCTTTGATTCGCGCGCGCGCGTGATTATATGCCATACAGGCATGACACATAGGAAAGCTGACCGTGGCATTTGCAATCCCCACCCTAGAAGATATTGCCCAGCGCGCGCGAAGCGCGTTCCAGACATACCTGCCGGGGGTTGACGCCACCGTCTGGCCCTCGAACATTGCGGTGTCGGCCAAGGTTATCGCAGGCCGTGTTTGGGAGGTTTTCCACCGCCTTGACTTTGTGGCAAAGCAGTCGTTCCCGCTCACCGCGACAGGCTTCTACCTAGAGCGCCACGCGCAGGCGTATGGCATCTCGCGAAACACTCAGGTCAAGTCGTCTGGCAGCATCATTCTGACCGGCGGCACGCACACCACAAAAATACCCACCGGCACGCAATTTCAAGCGGCTGACGGCAGCACATATTCATCAACATCGGATGTTTATATCGCCAGCGACGGCACGGCTACTGTGCCGGTGACGGCGGACACGCCCGGCCCGGATTCGCAGGTCGCCGGTGGTGCCGCCATGACGATGCTCGCCACGATTACGGGCGCCCCAACATCGGGTGTAGCGGCAACGACAGGCATCTCTGGCGGCGCCGATGTGGAGTCCGACTCCTCGCTCCGCGCGCGCCTTCTCGACCGGCTGCGCACACCACCACAGGCCGGTTCTGTTTCTGACTACATCCGCTGGGCAAAGACTGTCCCCGGCGTGACCCGCGTTTGGGTGGCGGGCAACGCCCAAGGCCCAGGCACGGTTGGCGTCTATTTCTCTATGGATGATATTTACTCCAACGGCGTCCCCACCGCGGCTGACGCGGCCACTGTGCAGGCGTATATCGACACAGTTGCGCCCATCACAGCAAAGGTAACAGTCAGCGCGCCGGTGGCGGACCCGATCCATATAGAGGTATCGGGACTCACTCCGTTCACTTCTGCGGTTGCCGACGCCGTGAAGGCTGAATTGAAGGCAATGATTCAAGAAAAAGCAGAAGTTTCCACGGCGTCTGAAACAAAATACATTCGCAGGTCATGGGTGTGGCAGGCTGTTTCTAACGCAACCGGCGAAAGATACCATACGGTTGTAATCCCGCAAGAGGATTACCCGATCCCTGTTGGCAAGATCGCGACCTACAGCGAATCCTCGATCACTTTGGGGGGCTGACCTGTGACCACAAGCTGCCCTGACGACGAAAACTTATATTACGATCCGGCCTGCAACTTCACGCTGGACGATCATGTTGAGATGGTTGGCGACCTGCTGCCACAAGGCCCCGCCTGGCCTCGCGATCCCGACAGCGGGCTGATGAAATACTGGCGCGCATTTGCCGATGTAATAAAATACGCCGAGGACCGCATTTGCGCTTTCACATCCGAGCTGTTCTGCGACACGGCGGACGAAACGCTCGACATTTGGTATGAGCAATATGGACTGACGCCAGTCGATATAGCTGCCATCAACACGGCCTGCATCAAGGCTGGCTTCAAGCCAACAGACGGCCTGCGCGCAGCCCTCTGCTCTACAGTCGCGGCGCAGGGAGGCGGCAGCTGCGCCTATCTTACAGCCGTAGCGCAGACTCATGGGTGGGTAATAACGTGCAAAGACTTGGCGCAAACGAGCGTCCTGCCCGTTGCGGGTTGCGCCGTGGTTGGATGCACACACCTTGCCGAGCGCGCCAAGCCCAACTTTACTGGATCGACGGTCAACTCCGGCCCGAACGGCGGAAACCTTTTTGTCGCGTGTCAGGCGTGGGACGGCACGTTTGATCCCATCGTTGGGGACGCCTACACGGTGGAGGTTACAGTCGATATGAACGCCAGCATGCAGCTCTTGCGGGCAAAGTCGCCGTTCACAGAGATGTGGACTTCCGCAGGGTGCATGACAGCTGGCGATACCTGCAACCCGCTTCGAGGCGATGCGCTTTCCGACCTGAAATCACTTATCGACGGGATCAAGCCGGCGCACGCCTATGTCAAGTATGTCCTTGCTTGATAGCTCGGGCTTGCGTGCCTATATGCCAAACAAGCAAAGTGGACGAATAAAATGGCAACAAACACCGCCTTCGGGCCACAGGGGGCGAACGCCTCAACGACACTCCCCGCCGGGGCAGGCGCGAACGCCTATGGCGCCGGCATCGACACATGGGCGAAAGACTGCGACGCGAACGGCCAGGGAGGCACCGTTCTCGACGCCCAATTCTTCAACATGATTCTCGGGAACATCCGTGAGGCCGTGAAGGGCGCGATAACGGACGGCGCAGCCATCACAATTACCGACGGCGACATGACGCTACTCTGGCAGGCAATCAAATCCTACAAGAACGTCACGGTGGGCGCTGGGCTTGCAATGGCGGGCGGCAAGATCACTCTGGATATTCCGGCATTGAAAGTGATGATTGCATAATGGCGACAACTCTGGACCCCAAGAACGACACGCTGATCGTCAATGACAGCTCGCAAGGCGACTTCGGGCAGGCCGCGCTGGGGCAGGTAGTTTCGTCTGCCCTGTCTGCGGGGACGGGCGTCGGCGTCAGCCTCGATACATCGACGGGAAAGGTTGTCATTTCCTCGGCCCCGATGCCGAACATCACACTCACAGCGGGCGTCGGCCTGACCGGCGGCGGCGCACTGACGGCAGACGTAACGGTCAACCTCGACATAAGCGGCCTGCCCAACTTTAGCGTCCACGACCAGACAGCCGACCAGGTTGCGGTGTTTGATGCGTCCACGGGCGCGATGGTCAAGGCGCCGATAAGCAGTCTGCACGCGGGGCTTTACCTGCCGCTGACGGGCGGCACCGTAACCGGCAATGTCACCGTGAACGGCACCACCACGTCAGGAAACTTTACCACGGCTGGGCTTGTCGGCCTGGGGAGCTTCACGGCGGCCACCATCCCACCAGCGGCGGGGAACGTAGGCGCGATAGCATATGCCTCAGATAGAAAGCAGCTCGTGTATAGCGACGGCGTGAACTGGCGCAGGCTGAACAAGACAAAAATTTACGTTTGAACGCAAATTCACCAAACATGCGCCCTAGCGTATGTGAAGCCAAAGAAGGAACGCAGTAATGGCAGTTTATACTTTCAACACACTGGCCGAGTTTTATGACTTGCAGGACCGTCTGTCTGAGGACGCCGTAGCCAACGGCGAGCTGGACAGCTCCGTCACGCCTATGACCTTCACGGTCCCTGCGCAATATGATGCTGAGGTTACGTCTGTGCAGAACGACATTAACGCCGGCGTGCCTGCGCCAGTGGTCGATCCGGTCGCGCTCGCCGCCGCCATTGACGCGCTGAACACCAGCATCACGACCGGCGTGACTCCGAACATCGCCGCTCTGCAAGCCGACGTGGCCTCGATCCTCGCCCACCAGCAGTCTATTGCGCACGACTATGTGGAGGTCGGCATGGCGAAACGCCAGTGGTTTCAAGTGTCCGGCGTTCCCGCGATCACCGTCACCGCAGCTCAAGCCGGGACGTGGGCCTTTTCGGCATCCGCCCACAACGCGACCAACGGCAAGCCGATTGGCGTGCGGGTTATGGTCAACGGTGTTCCGATGTTTGAGCAGTCTGTGGACGGCTCTAGCAAACTTGGCGACTCGGTTGTCACCGGCTCGATTGTTGCGGATGTTGCTGCGGGCGATGTGATTACCGTCGAGGCCACGCACGACATTCAAGACACCGCCGACATTGACGGAAAATTCCGCGCCGCCAAACTGTTCTAATCCGACGCACCACCGCGGGCGCGCTTGATGTTTTTCCTGGCGCGCCCCATATGACAAATAGGAACAACAAGGCGGCAAAATATGGCAACTGCTCTCGGGCCTCAGTCCCCAAACTTTACAACCACCAGGCCGGCGCTTGACGCGGTAGTCAGCGCCGTTGACACATGGTTCAAAGATTGCTCGGCGGCTGGCGCGGCGGACGGCACAATTTTGTCGGCATCGTGGCTGAATGTTATTCTGGCTCAGCTTCGCACGGCAGTCACTTCCGCTGGCATCGCGCTTTCGGATGCGGACGACACGATGCTCTGGCAGGCTATTCAAAAAGCCGCCGGCGGCACACACACGGCGGGCGCTACGGCGCCAACAACCCCAAAGTTTAACGACACTTGGTTCAGCACGGTCACGGGCCTGGTTTACATCTGGACAACCGACGGCGCGTCAAACTTCTGGCTGCAAGTATAAAGAGGGCGACAAACAATGACATTTCCCACAGCGCCGACCAACGGCACTCGATACGACGCACCCGGCGGGCAGTCGTGGGTATTCAACGCCGACGGCGCGTGGCAGCGGGCCAGTGATGGGGCTACCGTGCCGACCGCAACGGCGGGCCTTAATGTCAAGCCAGGCGGATTGGTTTTGTCGTCTGACGGGACCATGATGTATAATAACACCGCGGCCACAATCACGGTGACAACCCTGACTCGCGCTGGGCTGACGACCGACGGCCTCGTGCCCTTCTACACTACGCTCAATCTGCCGTCGGCGCTGGGCGGCACAATTTCCACAACGCCGGCACTGGCATTCCACAGCGGCGTGGCCGGGTCCACAACCTTTTCGTCTAGCAACGGGACAGCCCCCATGACCTGGAGCGTCCTGACGGGCACACTTCCCGCCGGCGTCACGCTCAATCCCGCGACCGGCGTTCTGTCCGGCACACCGACGGGCACACCCGGCACGCTCTACAATTTCACCATCCGCGGTTCCGACGTAAATGGAAACTACAACGACCAATCGTATAACGGCACCATACTCGGCAACCTTCTGACAGGCGGCCTGACGCCTACGACGGTGACGGTGCAAAATGCCTCGCCGATCGCCGTGACTTTAACGCCCGGCGCTGGCGTGGCGCCCTACACCTACAGCATATCGGCTGGCGCGCTTCCCGCCGGTGTTGTGCTGGGCACCAGCACAGGTGCGCTCACTGGCACCCCAACCGGCGCCGTAGGCACGGCCTACAACTTCACGGTGCGAGCAACGGACAGCGCAGGCAACTACGTTGAGCAGACATACACCGGCACCGTTGCCGTAGCTCCGCCCCCAACGACATATCCGAACAAACAGGTGTTCAGCTACACCGGCGGCGATCAGACTTTCACCGTTCCCGCAACCGCAACGTGGATCAGGATTAAAGCATGGGGCGCAGCCGGTGGGGGGTCAAACTTTGGGCCTGTTGGCGGACCTGGTGGTTTTGCACAGGGCGAATTTTCTGGTCTCGGTGGCTCCACGCTTACGGTTGTGGTGGGCATGGGCGGAACGCGGTTGGACCCCACAACGCCCGTCTATGGCGGCGGCGGACTGGTGACGGCAACCTCGCCCGCTAGGGGCGCGATTGGCAATGCTGGCGGCGGGCTTTCAGGTGTGTTTAACGGCACGTTTACAGCGGCTAATGCTTTGCTGGTTGCTGGCGCTGGTGGCGGAGCGAAAAATGGCGGCAGCGGAACTGCTGGCGGCGCTGGTGGCGGAGCCACTGGCGGAAGCCTTGGAGCGGCCCAAGACGGTGGAGGGGGGACGCAATCCTCTGGCGGCGCTGGCGGCACATCGGCAAGTGTGTTGACAGCCGCAACCGCCGGGGCGGCCCTACAGGGCGGCGTAGGCGGCAGCGACACTACGACATTTACAGACAACGGCGGTGGCGGCGGGTCCGGGTGGTTTGGCGGCGGCGGCGCTGCAGGCCGCGGCGCAGGCGGCGGCGGGTCCGGTTACGTTGCGCCAACGGGAGTGAACCCACTAAACCTTAAATCAACGGGAAACACAGCCGCCAACGGAACTGACGTTGATTATAACGGAACTGCCGGTAATGGCGCTGGCGGCGCGCCTGGAAACCCAGGACTCGTTGTAGTGGAGTGGAACTGATATGCGCTATCAAAATGGTCAACTCTATCTCGACTCTGGACTCGTTGTCCCGCTGAACGACGCAGC